GATTTGTTGAGCCGGGCGGTCCAGCACCGTCATACGATACAGTCTCGGATTCTGTGAAAGGTATACCATCACCACCCGTTCCAAACGTGGAGCTCGTAGTTGTTGGTCTATCACTAAAACCAACTGTGGTGCCACCAGACGACACTGCACCAACCGAAATACTAGTAGAACTACCGATTACGTTTTTGGAATTTGTTATAGAAGCAGCGGCGGCTTGTACAGCAGCTTGGTTGCTCGAGGTAAGGTGCATCGGTTCCATTGTACTGGATGAAGCAAAGTTATCCGATCTGGGAAACAATTCCATCTTACCAGTAAAGTTAAACAGCAACTCACCAACAAGGTTTCTTGTCTTAGTAGCAAAACGGTTTTCAAAGAGGGCGGTTCTAGTGTAAGGTCTTGTAATCATTTGACCCATGAAATCCCAACCAGAATTATCATAATTTGGGTTGATAATCAATGAAATATCACTCTCGTCGTAGTTTGGTTCACACTCTTTTGCGATAGAATTGTAAGCTGCGTTGTAACTCGGGTCTGCCAAGTCACTCAATAGATCACTATCGAATGGGTTCACATAGATACCATTCTTAAATCTATCGTTTCCGTTTGCATCCAAAATCTGTTTGTCTTTGGCAGACATCTCCATCAGAGAAAGAGCAAGATAGTATTCTAGTCTATCAATTCTCTTTTCAATGTTTCCGATATCCTTCATGGTATATCGTCTGGTCTGTCCTTGTAGAATATGACGAGCTGCAGATTCTACCTTACCGACTTTCTTAGCAACCCTTCTTGGAATAGAGGGAAAAGGAGGTATTCTAACTTCTGCAATTTGCATACCCTGTTTCAATACAGGAGGTTTAGCAGGAATCTCTGAGACACCTTCCCTGATTGTCATGTCACCAAACTTATTAATGAAAAGTCTATCTACTCTGGGTAGGTAGTACTCGACATCAGTCGTAAAGGCACTAGCAGGAATTGGATATTGAATTCCGTTGGTGGGCAGATCAAAGTTGTTTGTTTTGTACGGGTTCTGTGTTGCACCACCTAACACTTGAGCACTAACAGCAGTGTTTTCTACATACGGTCTAAAGTCGATACAATCTCTTAAATCATGTGTACCAAACAGTTTTGATCTGTAGTATGGAACTTCAAATGTGTAGATGCCAGTAGCACCAGTATCGTCTACTGGATAAGAATCGTAAGCAAAGTATGTTGCATTTGAACTATTGTAGTCTGGTTCAAAGTGAGCCAACTTAACCGTAATGAGTTTATTAGACATGTCAAGAGCAACACCGCCCTTCTTAATTAGTCGTGCATGTCCATAGAAGTTATCTTGTTGACCATTATCCAGCAGGAAATCATCTTTGTAGTTTACTGGATCGTCATCATCGTCTAAGTAACCACCTTCTCTTTCTCCGTCACAGATGTAGATTGATTCAATTTCTCTAACGTCTGCGATTCCAAGATTCCAAGGACCAAGAGACCCGCCAGCATTGTCTACTGTACGAATTTTCACATAACGATTTACGTTCAAGTTTTTGGTTACAGGAGGAGCATCAGTCACTTTGAGTTTGACTTGCAAATACAAATCTACAGCCCCAGATACAGTACCGAGGTCAAAATCCATTTCCTGCAAACTATATGAAGTAATCATGGAGGGAGTCATTTTAATGACTTGGCCTCTCTCATGCGAGACACCATTAATAGTAACCGCAGTCGCACTCCTATTCACAAGATAGAAAGAGGCATTCAATGTTTCCTGATCCGGCGTAGCAGAGTATGGGAAACTAAACTCAGTACCCAAACTAGAAATATTTACGGTGAACGTTCCGTCAGCGAGAGTCGAAATACCGTCAAACTCTTCTGTGTAGTAATATTGAGTATCTAGTGTTCCCGCACCAGCAGCGTACAACGTCTTTGTTGCACGCCAAGGACAACGGAACAACATCTTATTTCCCTGCGTACCGTCCAAAGTGCCAAAGGTAATCTCGTTTCCGTCGATGTCGATACCAGACTTCAAAGTAATATCAGCAAAAGAACCGCCAGAATCACCACTGTAATACATGTGGGTCGCATCTTTTAGGTTATCCTTTAAGATTCTAACATCATAAACAAATATCCTATACCTTGCAGTTGCGTCTCCAGGCGTACCGGACATATGTTTGATACTTCTGACGCGACACTCACCAATTTTGTTGGTAGATGCGGGCGCGAGAGTACCGGAATGGGTTCCAGCGGTGACGGCGCCAGGGGCAGTACCTTTGTAGATACCGACGATACTCCCCTCTTCCATGTTCCAATCACCACAGACTTCTTTGACTTCAAAGAAGTTGCCGTATCCAAGGTTTACGTCCAAACCTTCTTGAATTTTGGAACTGGTTCCTTTTCTTATCTTGACGTATGTGTTTCCTTCACCGGCACCAAAGTCTCTTCTATATCCATCTACATATGCAATACCGGGCGATACTTTCGCAACAAGATAGTTGGAGTCGCCTGGGTCAACGGGTTCGTTAGGAAGTTTATAACCCTCGTTATCAAATCTGAAAGAGTCTCCGGCGTAAACAAACTTGACTGCGCCAGAAGTTACTTCGCCCTCGGTGTGAATGGGAGGATTTAATCTAGAAGCTTCGGCTGCAGAAGTGTTACTCACATAGTATAGATTGCCGTTAAAGTTTACAAATTGGTTTGGAGCGTAAGTGGTGTTTGTCGTAGTGTTAAATGCAGAACCCTTCACCGTCTTGAGGTGTTCTAATAACTCCAGTGTAAACGGTTGGATGACATAGTTACCAGATTCTTCATATGTTCTGGTAGCAAGAGTTCTACCCAACGATTCATATTGTTTCAACTCTTCGTTGATTTTCTTAATAATCGCGCCATTTGCAACTTTGTAAATAGAGGTAAAGTTGTCTGGGAATTGATAGAAAGTAAATTCGACACTACCCTCTAATGCTGAACCACTTGTATGAGTAGGACCAGTGCCAGAGAGAGATGTAGTACCAGCGGTTGTGACCGTGTACAATTTGTCTTGGTGTGCTACATGTTCACCCAAGTTAAAGTACTTGTTATTGACAAACTCTTGACCAAACGGAACCTTAGCGATCTCCGTGAAGACCTTTGTCCTGTCTGCGCCTGGGGCGTTGTAGTTAAATGCACCAGTGGCGGGGTCTAACAGAGTACCGTCATCATCAGAGGTGATAATTTCTTCTTTGAGAACAACACCAATGAAGTAGTTTGTTCTTGCACTATAATCGTCAAGACGAATTGTTTGTGTTTCGTGTTTTACAAACTTACCTTGTACATACAGAACACCCTCTGGAATAACAAAGTCCATAGCGAGTCCGTAGAAACTGTTTGTAAAGGTGGTTGAATCTACGTCAGAGTTTGTAACAAATGTATCATCATTACGGTCACTGTTTGAACTTATTACAGTGAGTGTTTCTCCTCCATCAAACCTCTTGTTGAGGCCATCTCCTGCTCCGTCTTTGTTACCTTCTTTGTAGGTAACATAAAGAACTTTCTTTGCAGTGGGATCAGACTGATTACCAGTTTTTACCGCGTCAATTTTAGCTCTCATTCCAGTGGTGGCACCAACCACATTATCACCGACATAATTTGCCAGCGTGTCGTTTGATACAGTATCCCCACTCGAATCAATATCATTAATCTTAATGTATTCTAAAAGATTAACACTACCTTCACAACCACTTACCGCAGCACCATCAACAAAGAGGTGGTCAGCAAAGTCTTTTATTGTTTCATAAAAGTAATCCTGCATCTGCGTAAGTTCGCGAGCCTGAACGGCGACACCGGGCTTGAACACAACCCGATTGAACTTTTTATTCGCATCAAAGTCATCATAATATGGGGATACATTTAGATTAATTGCCATCGTTTTTTTCCTAGAACGTAAAGATTAACTTTACCGTCTCAACTTGATCTTCGTCTCTGACGATTGGTTTTCTATTGTCGTAATATAAAAGTTCTCCCGACTTACAGTCAAACTCGGGATTGTTAAGTGTACCAGTATTTATAGTCAGTCCAGTGATGTCCTGTGTGTTATTTGTCAAAGTATCTGACTCTGCAATACCAGCAGTTATCTCTTGTAGATGAATAGTATCATCTGTATCATCATTGTTTCCATCCCTGACCTGAGTTACCCTAAATTCTCCCTCACTGTCTGTTGTGATGTTATCATCGGGGGCAAAACTAGTTGGCGTTGAAGTGCCAATTGTAAAAGATGCGCTACCAGTTGCCTCGTTGAAAAGGGATGTACTTCCATACGGAGTAATGTTCTTCAACAAACCAACCTGTCTGTAATCGTTTTCTGTAATCAAATCTTGCGAGTCATTATCAAATGATACGGTAATACCAACCCGTCTGGTAAATAATTCCTGTTGCGGGTTTGAACCATGTCCACCCCAAGGAGAAATGATTGCCCTAAAGGAAGCATTAGTACCAGAACCCAAAGTTTGAGTAAGTGTTACCGTAGCCTTCGTGTATCCAACGCCAGGGTCAGTAATCGATATCGATTCGACGTTTCCGTTTGTATTGATTACCAATGCTGCTTGAGCACCTTCACCATCACCTTCGATCTTAACTAGTGCGTCACCGTTTACATAGTCTTGTCCGATATTATCAATAATGATATTGTCAATCGTTCCTCTGACCGCAGTAGATTCTACTGCACTCTGTAGAGTACTGGTTTCAACGCCGCCCAAAACTGCATCAGCTTTGGCGAGTGTGGTAAAACCACCACCCGTCAGAACAACGTCTGCAAAACTGTATCCGTAACCACCATTTGTAATGGTTATACCAGTTACCACTCCACCAGAAACGGTAGCAGTGGCAACAGCACCGATACCATCCCCTTGAATAGTAACAATTGGTGAACTCGTATATCCAGCACCAACATTTGAGATTGTGATGTCATCTATCTCACCGTTTACATCAAAATCTGGTTCTCCTNNTTAAAGGCACTGGACAAAAATTTTGTCCTGTCCGAAGCGCCTATCTGAAATAGAAACTTCCACTTATATCCATCAGCAGTTTCAAAAACTTCCGTTCCTGTACTAGAAGGTTTCGTTGTACTCTGTGCATTGAAATTATTATTCATGCACTTATAGACATTGAAATCTTCTGTAAGTACATAGAAGTTTGCTTCATCAAGTGATGTGGCGCCAGAGTTAGCAGTAATGATTGGACTCAACGCATCGTCATACTGGTCATACACTGTACCACTTGTCCAATCAATCCTTCTAGCAAGCATGGCTACATCGGAGTTTTGGACCTTCTTTACAAAAAGAATGTCTCTCCGAAACTGGGACATATCGATCCTATTATCATAAGAAGTATCGGGATCGGTGTCCGTGGTCCAAGTTTGAGTACGACAGGCAGCTAAAAAATATCTATCATTATCGTTGTAGATATCTCTATAAAATGATCTTGCCTGCTGTACTCTTGCTTGGTCTCGTATTAATATAGCCATTCGGCAAACTCCCAAAAACTATAATTAGGAGTCGCTTACAGTCAGCGTCCAAGTAATTTTTAGCGTATCCGCAGCGGCCTTATTCACTACTGAGAATACTGTTCTGCAAAGCAGATCACCACCAGTAGTGTTATTCAAGACACCAGCTTCAACAACAGCACCAGTACCAGTACCAGCGGGAAAATCGCCGACGTAAGTAATGGTATTACTGGAAACGGTTGTTGATGTAAGAGCTACCCGACCAAGTTCTGTTCCAAGAGTACTGTCGCCAGCAGCGGCAGCAGTGTTGTCAGAACCAACAGCCATATGAGACATGACAGTTGTCGTATTGTCTTTCATGCGTTCGGTGATATAGTCAAGACCGTCACTAACAACAACGTTAGTTGTATCTTCTGCGTGGATAAGGTTGCCTTCCTTATCAAACTGTTCGATGGTCAAACGACCTTTGGCATTTAAGGCACTAGAATGTTGCATTTGTTATCTCCATTGGGGATTTGTTTCGCCTGTAATGTACTTATTTATAATGTTTCTAGAAATTAACTACGGTATCTGCGACATAATCTTGAGAGAAATATGACAAATCTTCCGTATACGATTGAGAAATTATACTACCGCTTTCAGCGACATCAAATGTATCCGTTCTTTCAGATAATACAAACTCAAATTCTGTCGCATCATTGATATTTGATATCTCTGTCGGTGCAGTAAAGATTTCCAAACTCGGGACACTTTCGGCAATAGACGTTGTTTCACTAAATCCAAGGCCTCCATTAATTAGCGCGACATCGTTGACCGCGAGGCCTGATGTAATAACCCTATTCAATTCGGGCACGGCCGTATCATCTATCAACACCGACTCATCATCAAAGTCTGACGGAGAATTTCTAAAGAACACGAAAGAAATTGCGACACTCGAATCATCGAAACGTACTTCATCTCCACTCGGAACGGCCGTTCGTACATAATCGTCATCTGAATTGGAGTGTTGGAAGAAGTAGGGGGCACCAGTTGCAGTGCCATCTGAAGTAGCATACAAATTGTCTATCGGAGAAACACCACCTGCAACTTCGATGTGAACATTCAAACTGCTGACAGCATCATCTACATAAACGAGTATCGATCCCCTCTCTGGGTCTGCATCAACAATCACCGTATATTCTTCTAAGAAATAGTCGGTAGCATATCCACCACTGGTGGTAGAATCAAACACCATTTCAATATCTTTGTATGGATTACCCTGTTCCACATAATCTTCTGCAAAGTAGTCACCATTCGCAAATCTTTCTATGTAATCATCTTCTTCATCCGAGTGAACAATAAAGTAGGGATCACCAGTTACAGTGCCATCAGAGGTAGCATAGAAATTCTCAACCTCAGTACCTTGCAATGTATATGGTCCAAACTCGTCAGAAAGTCCAACGTCATCTGTTTTTCCTAACCCGACATCGAATTTGTTGACCACCACTCCGATATTTGTTCTGTTCGACAGCCCTTCGCCTGGGAACACGGAATCGGTGATGCCTGCTT